AAATGTAGAATATGATAAGTCTGCTGTAGCAGAATTTATTATGAAGTATTATCCTGACTGGCGTCGAGTTATCAATGAACTTCAGCGATATTCGGTGACTGGTAAGATTGATACTGGCATTCTAATTAATATGTCTGATGAAATCTTTGGCTCTTTAATCAAGAGTATGAAGGCTAAGGACTTCGTTACTGTTCGTAAATGGGTAGCAGAAAACTCTGATATCGATAGTTCTACTCTATTCCGCAAGTTGTATGATGCATCGTCTTCTTTGTTGACACCTCGTTCAATTCCTCATCTTGTCCTTCATATTGCAAACTATCAATATAAGGCGGCATTTGTTGCTGATCAGGAAATCAATACAGCGGCTGCTCTTCTTGAAATCATGCATGATGCGGAGTTCCAATAATGACACCCTTTGATTATATCAATGCGATCAATGCCAATAAGGATATTATTGGAAGTTCAGATAATCCAGAAGAGGTCGAGAAGGAGTATACTCCTTTTATGGTCAATCGTGGATTGTCATATTTTGTTGATACTATCTTGTATGCAAATGAAATGAACAGCGCATCTGATATTTCAAACAAGTTACAGTTCGATTATCTTCGTAATTCTATTAAGCCCAAGAAGCGTTTCTCGAAGTGGGCAAAGCGTTTGTCCTCTGAAAATATCAGTGTAATCAAAGAGATTTATAAATATAGTGACAGAAGGGCTATGGAAGTCCTGTCTCTATTATCTGATTCTCAGATTGTATTGTTAAAAGAAAAGCTCAAAAAGGGTGGCGTAAAAAATGAATGATATTTTTACTGGATGTGGAGTTGAGATCACCCTCAATGATAATGATTCCTTTTTAAAAGTTAAGGAAACATTAACTCGTATTGGTGTAGCTTCAAAGAAGAATAAAACACTTTATCAGTCTTGCCATATATTGCACAAGCAAGGTAGATATGTTATTCTTCACTTCAAAGAACTGTTTATACTAGATGGCAAGCCAGCAGATTTTTCTGAGAATGATATGGCACGTAGAAATACAATTGCTCAATTATTGTCTCAGTGGGGGCTAGTCAACATTGTTGATCAGTTCACAGAAGAAGATCAGGTTGCTCCAATATCTCAAATTAAAATTCTCCCGTTCAAGGAAAAAGATGAATGGAACTTGATCGCAAAATACTCTATAGGCAACACTGTAAGAAAATAAATTGCCCTTTAATTATGAAAGATAATGTTATGACAAATAGCGAAAAAGTAGCAGATTTTATGACATCGTTTGGACAAGAGGTGGTAACTAAACCTGTATTTCCAGATAAGAATGTTATGAAGATGCGTGTGGCTCTAATCGATGAAGAGCTACAAGAACTAAAGGATGCCATCAAAGATCGAGATATTGTAGAAGTTGCTGATGCACTTACAGATATTTTGTATGTTGTATATGGTGCTGGTCACACTTTTGGTGTTGATCTAGATGCATGTTTCTCTGAAGTGCATCGTTCTAATATGACTAAGTTGGGCGAAGACGGAAAGCCAATCTATCGTGAAGACGGTAAGATCAAGAAGGGTCCTAATTACGAACGCCCTGATCTAAAGAAGATTCTTTTTCCATGATCGTAGGATTTACTGCTGGCACGTTTGATCTGTGCCACGCAGGACATCTTATGCTTTTAAAGGAAGCTAAAGAAAAGTGTGACTATCTTGTTGTTGGGTTACACACTGATCCATCAAAAGAAAGAGATTGGAAATCTTCTCCTACAGAAACAGTACTTGAGCGATATATTAGACTAAAGTCTTGTTTGTTTGTTGATGAAATTGTTCCATATGACACAGAAAATGATCTTGTTGCTTTGTTGATGTTTACCAATCCAGATATTAGATTTGTTGGCGATGATTATAACGCAGAAGAAGTTGAAAGAATAACTGGATATGATAAATGTACTAACGTTGCTTATGTGGATCGCTCACATAATTTTAGCTCGACAAAACTAAAAACGCGAATAAAACACGAAAAACAGAGTATTACATCATGGGAAAAAGAAGCGATTTTCAAAGGGTAGAAAGAGATTTCTATCCAACGCCAATGGCAGCAGTTATTCCGTTGTTATCTCATCTATCAAAAAATACAAACTTTGTTGAGCCTTGTGCTGGTAATGGCGCATTAATTGATCACTTGACATTATGTGGTCATGTGTGTACAGATGCATGGGACATAGAACCTCTTCGACAAGATATTAAACAAGCAGATGCTTTGACTATAGGTCTTGGTGATTCGGATTGTTTTATTACCAATCCTCCTTGGAATAGAAAAATTCTTCATCCTATGATTGAGCACCTATCAACTATAGCACCAACTTGGCTTCTTTTTGATGCCGATTGGATACACACAAAACAAAGCATTAATTTTATGCCAAGGCTAAGGAAGATCATTAGTATTGGTCGAGTTAAGTGGATACCTGATAGTAAGACGACAGGTAAAGATAATTGTTGCTGGTATTTGTTTGATCATCCAAGAGATGGTAGAAATCCAGTGTTTGTTCCAAGACAATAAAGGTTTATAATGGCTGTTACAATTTTAGAAGGCGATTGCCGAGAATCACTGCGGACATTGCCATATAAGTCTGTTCATTGTTGTGTTACTTCTCCTCCATATTTCGGACTACGAGATTATGGGGTAGAAGGACAACTTGGTCTTGAACAAACTCCAGATCAATATGTTGCTGAATTGGTATCTGTCTTTCGTGAAGTTCATAATGTTCTAAGAGATGATGGTACAGTTTGGCTAAACATTGGTGACAGTTACGCATCGTTTCGTGATGGAAAAGCAACTCCAGACACAACTCGTGGGGATTCTCTTGGTACATTAGTTGATACAGGTAAAGCTAAGAACCGAATGGCTTCTACTTTTGTTAACACTCCGATCAAGCATAAAGACTTAATTGGAATTCCTTGGAAAGTAGCTTTTGCTCTTCAGGCGGATGGTTGGTATCTTCGTCAAGATATTATTTGGAACAAACCAAATCCTATGCCAGAAAGCGTTAAGGATCGTTGTACCAAGTCGCATGAATATATCTTCTTGCTATCTAAGAGTGAGAAATATTATTTTGATTACGAGGCAATCAAGGAACCTGCTACAACTTCTCCTACCAGTAGAAATAAAGCCGCCGAAGGTTATCAAGCTGATTATCCTCATGGCGATAGATTTTCAGAAGGCGAAAGAGTTTGGGGCGCAGATGGCAAAAGAAATAAAAGAAGCGTTTGGAATGTTCCGCTACGTCCATACAAAGGCGCTCACTTTGCCACCTTTCCTATGGACTTAATTGAGCCGTGTATTCTAGCAGGATGTCCTGTTGGTGGTACTGTGCTTGATCCATTTGGTGGAGCAGGAACAACAGCCATTGTTTCCAATAACAATGATCGCAATTCTATTTTGTGTGAACTCAATCCAGAATATGTTGAGCTAGCCAAAAATAGAATAGCCTCAGAAGAAAAAATCCAACGAATAAAAACGCCAACCACAACTTTAGAGCAATTTTTCTCTTGACTTTTCTTGCCCTCATGTTATAGTGGGGGCAAGTTTTTATTGTGAGGTACTATGAAATTTTATACAGAGGCTTCGCAACGAGGCAACAATATCTTTATTCGTGGATATAACAATGGGCAGCGAGTTCAAAAGAAGATTCAGTATGAGCCATATTTGTTTATTTCCAGCAAGAAAGAAGATGCTCCATATAAAACTCTAGATGGTCGCCCTGCTGATCGTATTGATTTTGATAGTATTAAGGAAGCTAAAGAATTTATTGCTCGTTACAAAGGCGTAGAAGGGGTAAGCATTTATGGTCTAAATTCTTTCCTCTATACGTATCTTAACGATGAATATCCTGGTCAAGTTGAGTTTGATTTGAATGAGATCAGAACTGTTAGTCTGGATATCGAGTGTGCGCCTGAAGGAGAAGAAACTGGATTTCCTAATATCCAAACTGCAAATCAACCTATTACAGCTATCACTTGTAAGTTTAGGGATAAGCACTATTCTTTTGGTTGCGGACAATTTGTATCAAAGGCAAGCAATGTAATATATAAGAAGTGCAGCGATGAGCGTGAGCTTCTGTTGGAGTTCATCGGGTGGTGGGAAGCTACTGATCCTGATGTAGTCACTGGTTGGAACATCGAGTTCTTTGACGTTCCTTACATTGTAAATCGTATTAAGCGTGTATTGAATGAAGATCAAGCAAAGCGTCTTTCGCCTTGGAAGATTCTTGATGAGCGTGAGATTGAAATTCAAGGTCGAGAGCAACAAACCTTCCGTCCAATGGGAGTTTGTGTTCTAGACTATCTAAAGGTTTATAAGCAATTCACTTATGTTCAGCAGGAAAGCTATAAGCTAGACCATATTGCCTTCGTCGAACTCGGTGAACGTAAGCTAGACTATACAGGATATGACGGACTAACCGATCTATATCGTCGTAACTTTCAGCAATATCTTGAATACAACATTCATGACGTTGAACTAGTAGCTAGGCTAGAGGAGAAGCTAGGTCTTCTTGCTCTGGGTATGACACTATCTTATGATGCCAAGATTACATACAGCGATATGTTTACAAGTATTCGTCTGTGGGATATTATTATTCATAATTATCTTCTTGATCGTAAGATTGTCATTCCTTTGGCTAAGGACTATAAAAAGGGTGAAAAGTTTGCTGGTGCATATGTTCGTGAACCAAAGATTGGAATGCACAAGTGGGTTGCTACCTTCGACGTTAACAGTCTGTATCCAAGTTTGATTGTTCAGAATAATATGAGTCCAGAAACTTATGTTAATAAGATTCCAAAGATACCAGACATTGATGCTTTGCTTGATGGTAAGTTGAGTGACAAACTTCGTGATAAGCTAGTCGAAAGCAATTATGCTTTATCGGCAAATGGTGCTCTTTGGGATAAGTCCAAACGAGGTATCTTTCCAGAACTCGTCATTAAGATGTATGATGAGCGTAAGGCATATCAGAAGAAGCTAAAGGCAGCTAAGGTTGAGAACGAGGCAAACCCAAGTCAAGAAAACTCAAATTTGATTTCTCGTTATCACAACCTTCAGCTAGTCAAGAAGATTGTTTTGAACAGTCTTTATGGCGCAACTGGAAATGCATCGTTTCGTTTTTATCAAAATGACTATGCAGAGGGTATTACTCTTCATGGTCAGTTGGCTATTCGGTGGGTCGCCAATGATATTAACAATTACATCAACAAGACATTGAAGACCGACAATACGGAGTATGTGGTATACTGCGATACTGATTCGGTCTTTGTTTCTTTGGATGGTATCGTCAAGAGTGTATTTGGAAACTCTAAGGATGTTCACAAGATTACAGACTTTGTTAATAAGGTTTGTTCTGAAACACTTGAGAAGATCATCGAAGATTCATTTGAGC